CCCACATTTCGTGGTGCGCTAAATGGTTCGTAAAAAGAGTTTCGAACTTATCCATTCTGTTATAGATGTTCTTAATCCTTTCGTCCATTCGAATCAATAATTCTACTTTCTCTTTTTCTTCCATATTATCCCTCTAGTACCTTTATCCTTGCTTCAGCTGCTTCTAACTTTTCTTTTAGTTCAACAATACTAGCTATTAAACTATGTTGTAAGTCTTTATGAAAAGTATTTGAAATGCTTAATATAGTTTTACTTTCGTCTCTTGGGTCTGGGACGTCTACTGCATAATTTGAATTTATAGCTTGTAAATCTTGAGCTATAAAGTCGGTATATGTTCTATCGGCACCTGTTGGGTCTATTCCTTCTACATACTTAAATGTTTTAGCAGTTCCGTTTAACTTAGTAATTAAATCTAATCCTGTCGGTGTGTAATCTGTAATATCTGTTTTAACAGTTCGGTCCGAAGGTAACTCTGCTATTTGTGATACTATACCTCCTGCTGATGCTACAATTAGTGTTCCCGAACCCATGTAGTTTGCAGCTCCTGTAAACCCTGCTTGAAAAGAACTAGTGTCAGTGTCATAACCATAGTATTGACGAACATATGATTGTTTCCACGCCTCAGAAGAATTACCTAAAAGAATTGTATTGTTACCACCGGGCACGACTTGTTTTACACTACTTGTACCTGCTTCAACCCTCATTATATCTTGATTATCACTTCCATTAACAGTAGCTCTGAAAGTCAAACCACCATCACTTTGTCCTTCTGTGCTCTCTATAATTTTTCCTATTATATCTGCGTAAACAGCATTAGCACTAGAAGTGTTACCTTTGAAAATTAATCTACCTAAAGTATCATCATCTGCAGGACTTGAAGAATTCCTATAAAATGTCATCCTAGGTCCAGAACTAGCTGTAGTAACTGTGCTTTCTAATTCTATTTGAGATGAAGCAGCACCATGTGTCAATTTAAGCAAACCATTACTTGAATCCCACGTAAAATCTGCTTCACCACCAAATGAACCATTATTATTAAATTGAACATGTCCATCTGAACCACCGGGACTTCCACCGCCACCACCAGCGTTATCGTCTACATATTTTTTAGTAGCGATTTCATAATCACTACCGGGTGTATAATTACCACCATTATCTTTTACATATATATTACCTGAAGCTGCGTCTAACGTTATATCTCCGTCTGCATCAAAATACATATGAGCTGCTGTGCCTGAGCCATCTACACTCATTATACCTAAAGCACCGTTGTTACCTACTCCAATATGCCCAACATCTCCAGCATCATCATCATCAATTATTGAAATAACTGTTGCATCAGTAACACCTGTTAAACCTGATATTTGAGGTCTGAACTGTATAGTAGCACTGTCTAGGTCTAGGTCCAATTCTCCACCCAAGTCAATTGTCATATTACCACTGTCTGATATGGTAGAACCGTTGATTGATATATCGTCAACTGTAAGTGCAGTGGCTGTAAGAGTAGTTCCATCAAAAGTTAAGTTTGCTTCTGCATTCATAGCGTCAGTGCCTGTCGCAGTTAAAACTCTATTATCAGCACCATTGGTCATGAAATCAGATACGTCTACTGATATAGAAGTAGACCCTACATCTATACCTGTACCTGCGCCCACAGTTAAAGTAACTGCACCAGATGAACCTCCACCTGTTAATCCGTTACCTGCTGTAACGCCAGTTATGTCACCATTATTAGTAGTATAACCAAATGATTCTATTCTATCATTGATGGCTGCAGATGACATCAAAGAGGTATCGTCATCTGAAAAACTACTAGAGCTAGCCTGAATAGTAGTAACTCTTGCACCACTACCGATTTGTAAACCGGAATTGCTTAAGTTCATTCTAGCAGTTCCACCAGTCTCAAAAGACTGTGTGTCGGTTCCAAATGCAATCAAATTGTCAGTATCACCAGTATGTTGTATATGAGTAGGAACAGTTATTGAACCTCCTGATGTAAATGAACCAGTGGTAGTTAAATTACCACTGATAGTTTTGTTACCTGAAGTCAAAGCTGTTGCAGTAGCTGCGTTACCTGTAGTATCTTGGTTGAGCGTTTGAACTGTAAACGTTAAGTCATATGGGTCACCATCACTACCAGTCGATGTATCTGACCAGTTAATATCAATACCACCACCTTCAACAAACTTAACTTCTTTATTTTCTGTAATTGTAACTTCAGTTCCATCACCGTCTTCGATAACGAATCCGTCTCCCATATCAACTGTGTCTGTATTAGTAGTGAATGTTAAATTATTCTGCATATAAGTCTTAAGTCTTGACATGGTAGCTTTTCTTTCTGTACTGTTTGCACCATTGTCAACAATGAACAAATCAGCGTCAACAAGAGCCTCACCAATGTCTGTTGCACCGTCAATATCTAAGGCAGCAACATGAACTTTATTTGTAGTAGTGATTGTAGAAAGTTTACTATCATCTATAGAACCTGCTAACTTAGCGTTTGTTACACCACCGTCAGCTAATTGAGTTGTATCTATACTACCTGCAGTAACTGATATGGTTGCAGAATAATCTCCACTTGTTGTGCCGGTTTCAGAACCTATAGTAATTCCCGTTCCACCTGTCAAATCAACTCCAGTTATATCACCACTACCACTGCTTACTGTAGCAAAAGATAAGTTACCACTGCCGTCTGTTTTTAAGAATTGACCACTGCTACCGTCAGCAGTTGGCATATCGAATGCAACACCGTTAGATGTAAGTACAAGTTTAGAACCATCTGAATGTATTGCTTCATTAGCATCATTGAATTGTATTTGATTTGTTGAATTGAGTAATACTCCTGTATTATGAACATGTTGAAAAATAACATCACTATCTACACCAAACCTAAGCATTGCAGTGTCTGAACTCATGAAAATGTCATCTCCTACAACCATATCAGTAACTATTGTACTACGTTCATTATCATCTATTTGTAAAACTGGGTTACCATCATATTGTTGAAAGATAATCTTTTTACCATCAACTAAAGGTTTGAAAATCGTATTACCATTACCATCGACAGTTAACTGTAAAGCTTGTGCATCGTTAGCTCTAAATCTTATAACGTTGTCTGTTGAAAAGTCTATATAGTTATGTCCGTCTCTACCAATATATCCACCTGCAACTAGTAAGTTATCCTCCAATGTAGTAACACCTCCTGCTCCAAAAGTACCACTAACATGCGCGTTAGCATTAATATCAACATCTGTAGCATTCATCTCTATCTCATCATCAGAATCAATATCTAATTGTCCATCTGTTGATTGGTAAATTTTTGTTCCAGAATCACCGAATTGTAATTGGCTAGTGCTGTTTAATATTAAACCAGTATTATGAACATGTGTTAAATTAACTTCGCCATCATCACCGAAAAGTATAACTGCTGCATCAGAATCTAGTGATATATTATCTTTGACAACTAAATCATCATTAATAACTACATCATCTTCACCAGTTATATCACCAGTAACAGTTAAATGACTACCAACTGCCAAAGTATCACCAATCACTACAGCATCATTAAATGTAGCCTTCCCACTAGCACTCATGTCTAATGCAAGTGCTGTTATTGTTGAACCACCATCGTTACCTGTGAATAAAAGGTCTTTATCTTGAGTAATGTTTCCAATTCGTGAATGACCACTACTATCAACTTCTACTTTGAATGCATCTTGACCGTTAGCTCTAAATATTATGTCATTGTCAGTAGTGAAATCTATTAGGTTGTCAGCGTCTCTACCTATCTTCAAGTCTGTGGCAAAAGTATTACCTGATACAGTAGCACTAGTTATAAATCCTGAGTCGTTATTGAATTGACTTAGTTTTATTTCGTCAATTCTTTTTCTTCTTTCAGCACCATTGTCTAGTAATATAAGTTCGTCTTGAGTACCGACAACATCTGCTGTCATATCAGCAAACTCAGACAAATCTTGTGCGAACTGTATTGTAGTTCCTGATACAACTATATCTAATCCCGTTCCTGCTGAAAATGTTAAATTTTCACCAATGGCAACACCAGACTGGTTTGACTCATCTGTTATACCAAATCCAAACTGCCTTAAGTTAGCACTGTCTCCTTCACCAAAATATAACTTAGATGAACTGGACGCAGTGTGATTTGCAGCTACAAATCTGATTGCTAATTCCCCTTTTGCTAATGCATCTGATGCTGGGGCTGCTGTTCCGAATTTTTGTTGTATTACGTTTGCCATTGATTATACTCCTATAGTGCCTTCATAGCTCATGGCTCAGGCACTATTTAAAGTTTACCCTAACCTATCTAGGTTGAGTATGCTCCACCACTTATAGTAGTGTTTGTGAGAGTCATTGTCTCACTGTCGATTGCGGCTGCAATCGTTGCTGCAGTTATTGTTCCACCTAATGATGTATCTGCACCTGCGATGGTTATACCATCATTTGCTAACTTAGCGTTTGCGATTGAACCAGCAAGCATAGCGTTTGTTATACCACTAGCTTTTACACGTAGTGCATCTGAGTTTATCTCTACAGAAGAGTCATCTACTCCTACTGCTAATACACCACTGGATACTGCTAATCCATCTCCAGCTAAGAATGTTCCTATTCTAGAAACATCTGTCCTTTTGATTGTTCCAGCGTCACTAATAAGTAATTCGTCGGTTGCTGCAATTGCTGCACCAATGTCAGTTTGTCCTGAAATGACGTTGTTGTTTATGTGTTCACTTTCAACTGCGTTGTCAGCTATATTATCTTCCTCGACTGCGTCAGCTGCAAGTTTAACATGTGTTACAGCACCTGTTGCTATATGACTTGCGTCAATAGAACCATCAACCAGTTCTGAACTGTCAACAGAGTTAGCTGCTAACATAGTAGCTGTGACTGTACCGCTGTCACCAGTTGTAACAACTGTACCTGTCGTATCAGGTAATGTGATTGTTCTGTCTCCTGTTGGGTCTGTAAGTGTTAATGTAGTTTCGTGGTCGTTTGCTGTTGCACCTTCGAAAACGATAGCATCAGCTGCACCGATAGCTACATTCTGAACTGTAGTCGTGCTTCCTGAAACTGTTAAATCTCCTGTAACTGTTACACCACCACTAAAGGTAGCTGTGTCACTTGATTGATTACCAATAGTGAAGTTACCACCAAGGTCAGAGTTCAAAGCTGCTGCAATGTGCGCACCTGTTACAGTTCCACCCAAAGAAGTCGCTGTTCCACCAACAGTGATTGCACTGTTTGATAATTTAGCGTTTGCTATAGAACCAGCTAACATTGCGTTAGTAACTCCGCTAGCTTTAACACGGATTGCATCTGAATCTATTTCTACAGATGAATCATCAACTCCAACTGCTAAAACACCGCTTGATACTGCTAAACCATTACCAGCTAAAAATGTTCCTAATCTAGAAACATCTGTTCTTTTTATAGTTCCTGCATCACTAATAATCATTTCATCAGTTGATGCTATTGCCGCATTTATGTCGTTTAGACCAGAAACAATGTTATTGTTCAACATTGAACCTTCTACTGCACTAGATGCAATAGTTAATGCACCGCCAGCTGCGACTGTTGCGTCACCACTAACGTTACCAAATATAGTATCCTCTAAATTAGAGAATGTAATCTTTTCAGAACCGTTATCAGTTGCATCGACCATTGCAATAAAATCTGCTTGAGCGATACTTGTTTCAGTTCCTAATTCATTCAAGTCCAATGCTAGAGATACTCCTCCCGAAGAACCTCCACCAGATAGACCGTCTCCTGCTGTTACACCTGTAATGTCACCAGTACCAGCGTTTGAATCTATATACGCTTTGATACTTTGTTGTGTAGCCAAAGACGTAGCACTGTTACTAGAGAAGTTATCTTCATCCAAGATAGGTGCACCAACGTTTGTTGATGCTGATGCAGTGCCACCAGCTGCTGTGCCGGCTGAACCACTCAAATCTGTACCAAGATATATTCTTCCATCAAAGGTGTTTACTGCTAGCTCTCCAACTTTCAGGGCCGTTGCTCCCGGACCCGTTGCGTCGTCTTGCCTGCTTTTCATCAAAATTGTATTTGCCATAATTTTTCACCTGTTTATTCTTAGGTAGAATAACTACCTCCATTTATCTTCAATCCTTCCGCCTTCACTTCATCTGTACTAGAATCTCCGCTAGTGTTTTCTGGTTCTAACGAACCTATTTCGGACCCATCATCGTTGAAAAATTCTATTTTTCCTTCTACACCAGAGCTTCCTCCAGTTACTACAACTCTTGGGTCAGGCATTTGGTTCTACCTCCAATTTTGCATCCAATCTTCCACCTATTGCAGTCCAATCGAATGCTGCTGTTGCTTTTGTATTAGTCATAACATAAAATCCGTCCTCTGTTTTTTTACCTATCCATACATTGTAGTTACCATGTGGTGTTAAAGATATTGTATAATCTTTACCAACCATCTTGAACCAATAGTCCGGCAACTCTATTCCAATCCTTCTGCTTTCCTCTCCATCACCTATAACGCCGGTACCGCGTGCGTACATACCATACTCTGGACCTTCTAAACATCCATACACTAAACGTTTGTCTTCATGTAGTGGATGTGGTATGTTAAAAGATTTTGTCGTTGCTGACAAATGTCCTGTTATATCAACTGCAGGGTTTGAAGCTGCAGAATTACCACCTGTAACGCTCAAAGCAGTTGTCCCACTGCCTCCAGAGGTACCAGATAGTGTTAAAGTACCTGTCATAGTATCTCCAGCGCTTTTGACCATAACGTCATTGACTGTCAATTCTTGACCACTTAGAGATAGTAAACCTGTACCTTGATTTTGTATAGTTACTGCATCGTGTATATTAGCTGATGTAACTATATCACCATATGAACTACCATCAGTAGTAACTTGCCATTTGTCTGTAGTTTCGTTCCATCGTAATGCTACGTTTGTAGCGTCACCACGTTCTACTTCTATTCCAGCGTTCTGACTTGGCGTGCCAGTCGCATCGTTATTTAATGTAATAATATTATCGTTAATTGTTGTTTGTGTTGTGTTAATAGCTGTAGCAGTTCCGCTTACAGTTAAGTTACCTTCTACAACCATGTGTCCTTTGGAAGTTATAGTATCATTAGTGTCTCCACCTAGCAATACGTTTCCTCCAAGTCTGTTTATGTAAAGGTCTTGTTTAACTCCACCACTCCTTGCTTGTATATCATTAGCGTCTATACCTAAGTTAGCGCCACTATCAGCTCCAAACTGAGCTATACCTGTACCATCGCTCAATGTAACACTAGAGCCTGATAAGCTTACTTCAAGGGGAAGGGAGGGATTAGTAGAGCCTATAGCGAACTTTTGAGCAGATTTGTTACCATTACTACTGTCAAGTGTAAGCATAGCTGTGCTACCACCAGAGCCATACTTGTATAATATAGCTCCATCATCTAAATAAATGTCTTTGTTAGAGCCATCGATAGCTCCTACTCTTAAATCGCCATCTATAGTTACCTTGTGTGTTATTTCTGAAAATGCAAGACTAGAACCAGAACCAAAACCATAGTTACCAGTTCTAAAAGCTCTTACATCAGAAGAAGATGAATCAGTATCTTCCTGTGTAAAGGCAGATGTGTCTACGCTTAGAGTATTAATTTTATTAAAAACAGCAGCTTTTGTAGGTGCTGTAGTTTCGTCATTAGCCCAACTAGAAGCAAATGCAGTATTATCTACTTTAGAATCAGCTTTAGCTGTAACGAATTGTTTAGAGAGTAGCCTGTCGTCTAGGATGAGACTGTAGTTTCTCTTTCCTTGCATGCGTTCGGCTCCGACGCCGCCTAATGGTTTCCCTTGTTGTCTTTTTGGTACAGGCATATTTCTCCTTGTAAAGTTGGGCGACATTATTCTACCGTAGTCGCCCGAACGGTTTATACTGATTTAAAGGTTATTAAATCTAAGCGGATGTTACAATAACACCAGCTTCTGGTCTAATAATCTTCATACCGTATCTCATAGACATGTATGAACCAACGATTCCGAAACCGGGATTTGCTTCCTCGACGGTCATTCCACGTCTTTCTACGTATGCCATAGGTTTGACAGACATGTCAAATATACCGAACTTGGTCATTGGGACATAGGCATTAACGAAAACGTTCATACCGTATAATTGTCCAACTAATCCAGTTTTTGCTACGTCATCAACATATTCCAATCCACCTTTCGATTGACTGTCATGAGCTGCTGAACCTGCAAATGGTATAGTGAAGTCTGCTAAATCTAATAGCAATTTGTAGTGAGATGGTGAAATCAAGATTGTATCTGGGTTCAATCCTTTGGCTGCAATCAATTCCATAGCGGTTGTGATATCACCAAGGGCTAACTCAGCGGTAGAGGAACTACCTAATCCAGATGCTGAAGATATGTAGTGTGAACCGTTGTTGGTTCCCATAGCGTTGTACTCAGTTGCTGAATACAAACCATAGTCTACAAGTCTTACATCTTGACCGGATGCTGCTGTACCGGGTGTCTCTCCGAAGAAAGCACCGTGTGGGTTAGTTGAGAAGACAGTAATTTCTGCTTCTGCATCTACGTCTCCTGAAGCGTTGATTGTGGTCCTTGTTCCACTAACATCAACTCCAGTTCCAAAAGTAGTGTCTGCAATACCGAATAAAGCTTTGATGAAGTGGCTTGTGACGTGTCTGTCAGTTGCTCTTCTAGCTTCGTTCAATGCAAGTTCTACTTCAGAGAATCTTGAATCTTCAATCATTCTTCGGGTAACACCTACTGCGATACCCCATTCTTTAACATTAACACGCTCATTTCGCATATCGGTGTGTTGGAACTTTGGAGTTGTTCCTTCTTCGATTTGCTCCATAACCATGCTTTGTTTTGCGAATGTTATGTCTATGTCTCCGCCAGTCTCAGTGGTGAAGTTTTCTGCAAACATCGAGATTACTGGTAATTCTGTTACTCTGTAATCTTGAAGTGCGTCTTTGTAATCTACAAGTACGCGGTTTGCTTGTGTGCTTCCACTACCGACACCTTGGGTTGTTAATATACCTTCTTTTGCTGTAACCATATTAAATCACCTTAAATTAAAAGTACCTTCACAAAGTCAGTGGATGCTCCACTTGAGTCAGTTCCTGAGAATGCAGCTGCTAATTGAATAGCTACTGCTCTGTGCGCGTCTGCATCTGCAGTTACTTCGACTTTACCAGCGTTATCTAGAGTCAATTCTGCTCCGATTGCCATACTGGCTGAGTCTCCAACTTGCACGTTGCAAACAATTCCTTTTCCTGTTACGATAGAGGTTGGTTCACCTGAAACGGCGTCTACTAATAGAACACCTAGGGCTACCTTTTCTCCAGAAGCTGATGCTTCTTGGTCGTCAGTTGCAGCTACAATATTTCCGCTTGAGTTGATATCAACGAAGATACCTGCTTCAATTGCTGCTCCTGCAGAGCCAAGGTTCATAATTCTTGCTGGGGCACCACCATCATTTACTAATATTTCTGTTGCCATATTTACTTACCTATTTATTTTGCTCCTGTAAAAGAGATTTTTCCGTTTTTCATAGCGAACATTCGCTCGGACTCTTCTGCTTCTACTGGGCTTTCTTCAACATCGTGGGCTTTGCCTTTACCGAATGTCCTTTCGGAGTCTTCTGGTACCGGCATAGATTCCATTGCGATGCTGAATCCTTCTAGCTTAACGTCATCCCATGCGGAGAGTTCCTCTACACGAGCATCCTTGTTTTCATCCTCGACTTTTCCGAGAAGAGCTTCTTTCTCAATGATTGTGTTGACTAATGCATTCTTTTTAGCTAAGATTTCTTTCTCAGCTCTGTCTGCGTCAGCTTCTTCAAACTTTGTGATTAAAGCAAGGGCTTCCTCGTGCTTGGTGTTTAACTCTTCGAAAGATGTCGTCATTTCGTCTAGCTTGGACTTCATAGATGCGAATTCACGCTCTGTGATAGTCTCTGCTTCTGATATTTTGTTTTCTTCTTCAGCCATAGTTTCTACCTCGCTGTTGTTCCCGTGTGATTCACAGGCACATGAATCTTCTTTATGACCGCCACAGGCGCCGCCACAATCAGATTCTTTTTCACCGAATTCTCGGTGTTCGTCATTACATTCCCCATCAATTGTACATGCTTCACAAACGGGTGTCCTCGTCTCATTATCAATGAAACTCACCTCGATAGGACGGATGTTCGTAGCAAAAGGCTCTCCAAGAACGTCAACGTCCTTTGAAAACCAATCAATACTGACATGTGTCATATCGCCGTTTTCTAACTTTCCTAGCACTTCATTGGTTTTAGCCGCATCCTTATGGATTTGAGCTAACATTTTAATACCAGTTTTACCGTCTTCCAATTCGATTATTTCTGGGTTGATAGCCTTGCCAATCAAATCTTCGTCAGTTCGCTGGTGATTAAAGTAAACTGGAAGCTCTTTAAAAGCTTCTATATTCTCTTTTAATATCGAAGGTTCTATATAAACCTTTTGGTCACCATCTTCATCATGTACTCCTGAAGTTATGGCTATGACCGGATAGTCAATAGTTTCCTTACTAATATTTAAAGGTTTTTCTAGCTCTTGAGCAAAAGTACGTTTTGAGTCTTCGAGTGTTTGGGGAACTGCGAATTCTCTAACAGTACCTTCACCAACTCTCATGCGGCATAGATTAGCCGCCATATCTTTATAGTTGTCTACACCCTTTTTCTTAAGTCTAGGTGCTAACTCTATAAGACATTCTTCGTATGCATATTCTTCGCTCATGCTTCTCTGTCTCCTGTTAGGTTTCTGTTTTCGACACGAACAGATTCTTCTGTCTTGTCTTGGTCTTTGCCACCAGATATGTTAGCGTTTTCTGCTGTTGGTCGCAGTTCTACTATACCTTCTGGGTCTAGACCACGTTCTAATCTAGCTTCACCGGGTGTCAAAACACCCTCAGATAGATAAATCATATCCGTCTTAGCTTTTGTAAAGGCATCCTCTACATTGATTTGACGGAATGAAAATTTAGCTGCACCACTTTCTAATTGTGGCATCAGTTGTGAATTCAAAGCTGCTTCTACTGCACTTTGTAAATGTTTCACGTAAGGTTCGAAAATAGCACGTGCTTGTTCTGGTTTATCAAACATAGTGACTGGAACTTTCAAAGCTATGTGTATTTTCTTTAAAATGTCATCTGTATACTTACCATATTCAAATGCTCTTTGTGTACCCTGCATTTCTTTGATAGTTATATCATTACCATGTATAATATCTTCACCGGGTTCTAATGAATTGAACGCATCGACAATTTCGTTAATCTTGTCTGGGCCATAAGGCATATCGGGTAAACCAGCAGATATATCAAAACGGCTAGTGGCATACTTATTAAGAGCAGCACCGATATCCCGCTCTGCATAATCTTTGAGGTCAACCAAGTATAAAACTGGATGAATATCGCTAAGACCGTAAGCATAATCATCGAAAGGGTTGTTTCTATATGCAATGATTTCTTGTTCTTCAAATCTAACATTCTCTTTGTCGTCTCCCACATCTTGATAATAATACATCACTTGACCATTCTCATTTCTCTGTATATACATATTCTGAGATGACCTTAGAACTAAATTATCTCCAGTGTATTCCAGATAAGAAGTTCCAAATATTCTACCATTGCGTAACCAAGAGTATATCAACTGGTCAATATTTACTTCATCAAAAAAATCGGTGATAGCCTCGCGCTCTGCGTCATCATCAGTTACTATATCGTAACCGTCCTTCGCCGCATATATGCAGGGTAAATCAATCAGAGTCCTGATTATAGGGTCAGAAAGATACACATTCATGTACGTTCTTGCATCCCCAATCTGTGGCTCTTTGTTTGCTCCGCCTCCGTAACCTCCCGTTCCACCGTTATTTTGAAGCTTTATGCGTTTAATAACACCGGCTCCAAAAGACCGTGGACTGTTCTCACTAAAAGGTGGATTTTGTCCTACTGTTGCGAATTCTCTTCTTCTGCCGAAAGGCAGATAATCACGTAGAGGCATGGCTATCAAGTAATAGTAGACGGGGTGAGTATATAAAGCTTTCGCCGAAAACTACTTATATACCTCCGGGTGAGTGTTTATTTAACGAACTTTGGCCTCTTCTTGAAGTATACAAGCCTTGCCCTGTCCATCCAGTACCACTTTGTTGTGCATTTCTTCTAGCTGGCATAGAAACTGCAGCAAAATTACCTGAAATAGGTAACATTGACAAAGCCCCATGCAATGCTATAGCTGTACTATCGCAATAATCGTCATGTTTACCGTTAGGAGCGCTTATTTTCTCTGTTTTATTAGCAGCGTCCATCGTATACTCTAAATCCACATGTTCTCTATACCACTTATTTACCAGTTTTGCTTGGTCAGCTGGTAACTCTTTTGGGTCTGGTACTATAACTTGATTTTTCTGTAGGTACGACACCATGTCTCTGTAGACTTGGGTTTTAGTACCTTTCGCTCCACCTGTAAAAATAAATGGTATAAACTGTATACCACTCTCTATACACGCCAATCTTATATCTTGTTCAATCGCTCCACCCATACCCGTCGCATCAATAATAAGCCTATCGGCACCAAAGCCCCTAGTAACATCCATAATACGTTCTCGTTGGTATGGTATATCATGCCCACCTGTTCTTGGACTAATTTCTTCCAAATAAACAAGTCTTGCAACATTCTGTGAAGTTGATTTTTGACAAGTCCAAACACTAATAACAGTGCTATTAACGGATTTACCAATATCCACACCCACAGTACAATTATCAATTTTCGTTCCGAACTCGTGAAATCCAAGTCCGGGTCTGAAAGTTGCTCGTAATAATTCCGAATTGAAGATATTAGACGACGACTCAACGAAATCACATTCATATTCTGTCCTCCAATATATTGAATCTTCTCCCCATTCCATCATTTTAGTTAACATATCTTCTTCAGTATAAGGTGGGTCGTATGCCCTACCTCTCTTCACAGCATCTCTCCACGTATAATGTAATCTTGTAAACGAATCTGCATATGATTCATCGTACAAATATCTAAACATGTGGTTTTCTTTTGATTTTGGAGTCCCTAAGTTTATAAATGGCGCTGTGTTAGATATAATCGATGGTTCTACATTGTCTATAAATAACTTGTCATCTATTAACGGACTCTCATCCACTATTAAAAAAGTTGGGTGTTGTCCACGTATAGCTTGCCCTTGATTGGATGCAGCTATTGGGGCTCTTCTGAGCACTGTACCACCCTTCATTGTGATATTAGGCTTGTTATGGAAACGGTAATGCTTCACTAAGCCTTCTAAAAAAGCATTATCTGCAAAATGCCTATAACAATAATTAAATATTAAACTTGCTTGGTCTTCACTTGGTGCAAGTACAAATACCAAGTCTCTGAATCTCTTAAAAAACATATAGACAACTACAGCTACCGAAAGGGCGTAGGATTTGCCTGAGCCACGTGGAGCCAATATAGCAACTTTACGATGCCTTTCAGGGTCTCCATCAGGATATGTTAGAGATTCAACAATAATATCCTCTTGCATAGGTCTAAGTTTCAGTGGCCTACGTTTGTTATCTATCAAATAACATTCACAAAAAGCACGGACTAACAAAGTCATCTTCTTTTTATCAGTTCTGCACTTCTCAAAAATCTTTTCTAGGGCGATAGAATCATGAGCTGCAATACCGCTAATCGCTGCGTTTAGTTTCTTCTGCTCGTTCTTTATCATCGTCATCCATCAAACCTTCCAATATTTTACTAAAACCTTCGGTATTCTTTTCCACTATCGTTGGCACTTCTATATTAAGAGCGCGGAACTCAGTATGAATATCACGTACAATCGAGTTTCTTTGTCGCAAGAGCTCTGTTCTCGCGTCAACATCCCGAATAGATACAACAATTTCTTCCCACAACAAGTCTTCAAGCGCGAGATTGCGGGCAAGAAGTCTGACGAGTTCTTTGTGTCTCTCATATTCTCCTTCACCCACTCTCTCTCTTAAACGCTCTTCGTATCCCTCAACGTCCATTACTTCTGTTCGTCAAGAGCAGCCTTAACTTTGGACTTAACTAGACCAGCTAGTTCGTCATCCTTTTCATCCCAAGCAGTTAATAATACGTTTTTGACTAAGCTGTCTTTTACGTGTAGTTGTGCTTGTTCATCTAGTTTTTCATAGGCTTTCATTTGAGCTTTAGTTAGATTTTCATCAAGAAGTTCCATCAACTCTGCTTCGTTGTTCTTCAAGTACTTGAATACTAAAGCTTTGACTGCTGGTACAGTATAAGCAATATATCCTGCCATACCTAGAACTAAAGCTGCAAGAGCCATAAGTAATGGTTCGTCCATCAAAGTATCTAGTAAGCCTGATTCTTCTACAGTATCGATAATAGCTGTTAGGTTTCCTTCGTCAGCTGGTTCGGTCGTCATATTGCCATTATCGGCTGTTTGGTTTGATGTTTCGTTTGCCATAGGTTTTCACCTAACTCTTATAACGCATGGCACTATATAAAGGTTTCGTTGTGTGGCCCCATAGAGACGCATACTGCGTAAGGTTCCTGTGGGTTCGTGGTCTGTTGGAGCCACTGTATATTATAGAAGCCCTGAGTATATAAAGTTTACTGTGGTAACTTGCAATTTACAGTCAGGGCACTCCCAAATTACCTTCTCTATATCACTATATACTTTAACCATATCTCTAGCGAGATAAAAATTCTTTTGATAACATATTTTACATTTCATGTTTATAGAGGACTACAAGTATAACAACGTACTTTGCCGTTATACAAGTATCCTAATGTCCTCTTGCCGCATATATAACATTTCATATTTATGCGTCTATAATCAAGGCGTATTGAAATTTATTACCAACTTTGTGTATCTCTAACAAACGTATAGTCTTGCTATCGTCAATTGAATCTAGTTTAGTTTCAACTAAAGCTAGACACGCTGCTAGGGTCTCTGCTTGTTCGGTAAAATCACTTACATCGTAATTTGCCATTTATTCCTCCTTATTATTTCTTCTTGCCTTTAACAACGGGCATTTCTAATCCATGTTCATGTGATTGCTGATTAGATTCAATCTGTTGTGCTTGCCTCTGTGCAGCATCATTATAATCAATAACAGCTTGTGCTTTGATTTTATAGAATGCTGTTTTCTCTGCTTGTTCTTGTTTCCAGACATCCAGAGCATCCTTGATAATAAGCAATGCAGGTCCACCCAATATTGCAATCAAAGTTGTGTATCCTTCTATCTGTTCAAGAACTGCTGCATCTTGCAATCCGTGAAAAATCACGTATCCTGCAAAACCAACCCAGAGTAAAACTAAAGGTACAGCAATCATAAACATAAATATGTCATTAAAAGTTACTCCTTCTCTTGCTTCTTTACTCACTCTCTCGTCCCTCCTTACTTTTTGTTTCTTTTCTGGAATCTGTTTCTTCGGTAACTTTACCTTGGGTAAACGTATACTCGGTAACATCTTCCATATCATTGTAATCAGAAATATAATAAACGCTGTAGCTGCTGCTGCTAACATTGCTATTACCAACATCAAAAGTATATTTGTTGCTAGGTCTATCACTCATCGTCACCATCCAAGACTATTTCTTCAATCATAAACCATGAGACAAACTCATATACACCATCTCTATTCCAATCTGCGAATAGATTAACGTACATAGTGTACCAGCCAGTATACGGTTCTGTGAAGTATTCCACACCTGAGTGTAAAGTATACTCGTTGGCTTCCCATCCTGTTACATTGAAGTAGTTGTCATTCCACATATATCCATTAAAAACAGTCTCGTTATCTTCGTTCACTTTCATATGACTTACATCATAACCAACCATGATTGGTAGTGTGTCTTGGTCGCAATCAGTGTCTACATCTACAGTAATATTCAATGAATTGTATTCTCTAGAGTAGTTACCAAATTCCATTCCATCATAAAAATAAGTTTGATTGGCTGCACAATCATATTCTTCATATTCACAGCTTCCGTCATCTTCTTCTGCCCTTTCGTTGTAGTTCGAGGCTTCAATATCCATGCATCCATAAACAGTTTTGTCTTCTTCGGTTTGATTTCCTGTTCCATTGTCAACAGGTCCACCTAAGAACTGACACCTACCATTATCATGTGTGGCTTGTGAATTATAATTAGTTGCTTCGGGGTTTGTACAACCATACACTACAGGAGGAGGGAATACACAACTACCATTATCAAAAGTAGCATCCTTTTTGAAGTTGATAGCTGAAACGTCCATACATCCACCCTTCGATACAGGCTCATCCTCTCCTCCAAAAATGTCTTCTAATCCGCTTAGGTCTCCCCCACCACCAAAGAAAGCTAAAATTAAAACAGTAAGTATAGACCCTAATTTTTTACCTACTTGAGTCTCACCTAACTTGTCTCCGGCTTTTCCGATTGTCTCGAACAAGCCTTCTTCTTCTTCCTCTGGCCTTCTGGAGCCACCTCCTAAGCCTAAAGCTTCTCGTTCCTCGTCAGAAATCACAGAGATAGCACCATAATCATCGCGATTCATGGATATAACTAGTACACGGTGCTAGTATATAAAGCTTTCGCTGAACATACCTATATACCAGCCTAATTGAAGCGTATAAATGCGAACATAGGTGTATACGTCCATAGTATAGGGCTGGTCTACCCAAAATACGTCGTCAGTCTGCATATCTTAACGCCAACCAAAACCCAGCAGACAACATAAGTAATCCAAACATTGCTGCTAAGGCTTGTATCATTGGTGCATCAACGGTCATTTTGACTCCTCCTCTGCTGGTTGTGGTAGATATTTCGATATATCGTCTTCTGATAATGGTGCTTCTATAGCTTTTGGATACTTTTTCCTACCTTTGTACGCTCCACCCTTTGGTTTCCACTTAGGAATCTCTGCATCACATGGTCCACCTTTAGTTTTATGGAAAGAACACCACTTACAAAGGTTCTGTGGAGTTTGAATCCAGTCCTCATCGTCATCAAATGACTTTTCTTTGATTAAATCATGTACTCCCATGATGATTTCTTTAGCTTCATCCAACACTCCTTGGTTTACTTTGACATAAAACGTGTCATCAAAACGTAAATACGAGACGCCAACGAAATTAGGAGCATCTCCCATCTCCAAAGTGTACAAAAATGCGTAAATTATCAGTTGTACGTAGTAATCGTCAGGTAAATATGGTCCGTAACGCTTCGAAGTCTTGTAATCAAGCAGTGTAGTACCACCATCAAAGTCATTACACACAACGTCAACGATACCAATCACGTTATATTTCTGCGATTTTACCCACTTTTCAGCATATTTAGGTGCTACAGAGTTCCATGCCTGCCATTTGTTCTTGTAAATCTTCCATTCTACCATTTCATTTAACTTTTTATCGACTGCTGCAACGAAATTTACCAGAATATCATGAGTTTCTACTCTCATTGCTGCTATTTCTTCGTCTGTATGTACATCCCAAAGCCATTTATGCTTCTCAATCTTGTCTTTCCATCCTGTTTCAAACTGTTCGAGTATCCATTCATGTGGCGAACCAGTTTCCCATGCCTTGAAAGTCTTGAATTGTATCTTAAAAAGGTCTTCAAGGATGGCATGCACTAATGTACCTCTAAACAGATGGATAGTTTTCTGTTCTGGCAACTTAGCGATGTACTTGTAATAGAACTCTCGTTGACATTTTCTAAAAGTATTTATCTTCGATGGTGATAAACGCATCGATGACGCTTCCCATTCCTTAGTTTCGGTCATTAACAGGTCACTCCTAACGGGTCAACCTTGATTCCATTCTTGATTCTATCCTTTCGGGCAATTTTGAGTAAAACCAAATACCCAATTAGGTCATTTAGGGTATCCTCCGTGTCAGAGTTTATACCTTTGTTCTTGATTCGTGACATCTTGTCATCGATTCGAGCACATATCGCTTCCTCGCTGTTTAGTTTAGAGAAGACTTGTATCGGCGTGAGTGCCGAGTCTCCATAACTTGCATTCTTTTCTAAGAGCAAGTCTTTTATCATGTCGCATTCCTTTGCTATCTTCGTAGATGTTTTCATATAATCCTAAAAGACAACTAGCCTATATAAAGGTTTCGCTCTTTTCGGGCTGCATAGTAGCACCATTGGCTCTACTGAAGCTATTTGGCTCTACTGAAGCTCCCCCCCTTGCAAAATAAAGCTCATCTTTGT